TTCCGAATGGGTCATTCCAGCATCCGGTCCTACATAGCAATATCCATTGGCGAATCCAAACGGGTAGGCTTGACCGGAATTCCACATAGCAACCCTATTCCCATCTGGCATTACAATCTCATCTGGAGTTTCAACCAAATACCATATTCCGTTTTCTATAATCATCTTTTTTGCCACAACTACACTCCAAATTTTTTGCTTATAAAATCATTCATGTCTTTCTCTGTGTGTTTGAATTCTCCATTATTGACCTGCGGGGGTTGTGAAGCAAACCATTCAAGTATTCCCTTACCACTTGCAAACTGTTCCCCATTAACAACCCCCTTTGGATTGTTTGGTCGGGGGTTTGACCGCTGCGATATTGTAGGACTTGGAGATAGACTCTCGGAATAAAAGTCCCCGCCGCCGGTTTTCTTAGAGTCTCGGTACTTCGATCTAATCAAGTCTAAATCCGGTTTGGATTCTTCGACCAAAGATTGACCGGATGGGGTTTGCTGTATCTGTTCATTCATCATCATTAGAACTTCTGGAAGAATCTCAACCAAAGCTTCCTTGACGATTTCTTTCAGTTCTGTTTTCTTCATCTGTTTATTTTTCCTTTTACGGGTTAAACTCTCACTCATTTGACTCTAGAAATTTGACTAACTCCATCATTTTCTTGGTGTCTTCAACGATAATCTCGGCACCTTCTGTATCATTATCCTCTACCAACAGACCAAGACGTTCTGAAATTATATTAATTGTTTCATTGATGAATTCATCCTTGATGCCGGGATCGCCTCCAAGGTTTCTCTCATGTTCCATCATTAAAGCCACAAGACCCTCATCCCGTTCCTTTAGCATATCAAGTATAGTTTCTTCGATTATTCTCGTTAGTTGACTTTTATCCATTACTTAACCCCCATGTAAATCTACTACCTTCTTTTAAATCTACCAACCCCTAGGAGTTGATTAATTGGAGCATATAGTCCCGTCAATTTATAGGTTTTACCGTTCCACTTGAATACAATACCTTCACTTGGGACGATCTTTTCCAATCCACCGATGGATTGTATTTTTCTAAGTTGCACCCTCATTTTTTCCAAATCTTCAATGTTCTTTGATGAGGATATTTTGCTTATCTGCGCCCGTATATCCTTTTGAAGTTTATCAAGGGTCTTGTCTGGATTTGCTGTGAGAAAATTGTCTACGTTGCCTAATATATCTGCGCCAAGTTTAAGGAACAATATTTCTAGTGGTTCTGTTTCCCGCTTATTCACACTAACACTGGACTTGTCCATTTCTTTTACCTTAGTAAATAGTGATGCGTTTTCCAAATCCTTTCTTATGCTGGGCAATGTATAAGATTTTTCGCCCAATGCAAACCTCTTGGCGATCTTATCCACAATAACACCATCTAACTCTACACCAAGCGATTTAGCCGCTTTGTGGATTTCCTTCGTCCAATATCTCTTTAACCACTCGCCAAGATTGTCGGACATTCCAACTTTTTGTTTGCCCATGAAAGACTTTAACATACCAATGTATTTTGAAGTAGCAGAAGCAAAATCATTGTGTGGTTTTATCTTCACCATTTCTGGTGCTTTCACCTTTCCAGCAGAAGATTTCATGGACCGTACTTTACTAAACAACTTTTTTTGTAGGGGTGCATTTATGTCGGTTTTGTTTCCGTTCTCATCGACCACAACCAAGTTGTGAAGCATAATAACATCTTGATCGTAGTCCAACACATTTGGGTTGATGTGCCAAATAACTTCAATGTTTATCCAATTCTTTCCGTTCTCAAATATCTCATTAAGTTCATCTTTCGAAAACTGAAGCAATACCTTTTCAAGCTCTTTTGCTCCTGCCGTGAATGCATCCTTTATCATTGGAATGTCGCTCCACTTTTTAGCTATGTCTTCAATGGTCATAGAGGAAGACCCCTTGGACTTCAACTGTGTTTTGTTTCTAGCCAATCGTAGTTTTCCGTTGATGATTGAGGCGAACAAGTTTTGTCCATCAACCTTTTCTGTTACTTCGGTTTTGCTTAATGAACCGTCAAGAGCCGCGACTATCATGTTCTGCATTTCAGCAAAAGTAATACTAGTATCCTCATATGGGTGACTCATATGTCCCCCCGCGCCACCCTCACTAATGAGTTGAGTTCTACGATTCACACGTTCGAATAGGGGTTTCAAGTTGTCTGCCATTGCTCTAGTTACGCCCATATTTGCTTTCAAGTATCCATAGTCCTTCGAAGAAAGTTCATCTTTACGCAAGATATTTCGTATAGCAGTAGCATTCAATACTTCCCCACCCTTGGACTTGATGTTGGGGACAGCATAATAATATGCATGTTCTATTGCGGGAGCAAGGTCGCCTCCCTTTTTATATGGTAGATAATACTTCCCACTTGAAAGCCTTTGTCCATCCTTTTCCCCAACAGCAGCAATGAATATCGTGTTCTCTGGATCAAACCTGAAGTGTTGTTGCATTTCTTCTACACTGTAATTTCTCTTTGTTTGGATAAGTCTGTTTGCTGGAATTCCAAGAGTTCGAAATATCTTCTGTTTCCATTGAAATGTCAATGGAGATTTTTCTTTGTCTGTCTTGTTGGATGTTCCAATATACACATTGTTCTTTCCAAACTTTGACGCAAGATGGTTATACACACCAACATGACCTTGATGTGGGGGTTGAAATCTTCCGTAAAATACTACTATAAGTTTGGGGTTATTGCTCATCTACCAAGGATCTCCCGAAAGTTTTATTGACGATGCCATTTTCTCCGATTCAAACTTGAACCTCATTTTCATGATTTTTTTATTTCCAGCATATATTCCTATTGATTCATTTCCAACCTTTTCTAGAGATATATCCTCAACGCCCAATGCTTTCACCTTTGGATTTTTGGTTGGGTCCAAAATTGTTGCACTATAATTTCCATTCCTACCGTGACCAGTAACCTTTATGTAATATGGGTTGGGTATTTTTGCATCCATCCAATGATTCAACAAATGATCAAGCAAGTCTTCATGAGTCATCTTATACAATTTAACAAACAACTTATCCCTAAGTAAAGAAAGCAAACCAACACCAGCAGATATTGTTGCCTTTTGAATTTCTGGATTGCTTCTAATATATTCTTTTCTAGCCTTTGATGATTTTGGCAAATCTAAAGATTCAATGGTTGAGTTAATTTCATCTTGGGCAATCTTTGATAGATTAATATTCAAAGCTGAATCTAATGTGCCTATCCCGGGGTTTTTAAATCCAATGTCTCCACCCCCCTTGGTTGACTTTGCTGAAAGTCCTAAGAATTTTCCATCTGTAAATTGAAGCAAAGTATCCGTTGGGTTTTCTCTAGAATTTACTGCGAATCCAACAGCTTTGGATAAAACTCCTGGCCGCGCCGTCCACCAAACCTTCTTTACTCTCCCACTATATCCATTACTAGATGCCCAAGATAATACTTTATCTGCCATGACTCTTGCTCTACCATCTTGATCCACATATTCACTAGATTCAACGGACCCCTGTCTATCTTTCAATTGCTTTTTTGCGGTAGAACTATCCTGAAACCCTGCCCACGTTCCACCAAGACAGTAATAACCAAGAAGTATTTCATTTATATCTGCCCCAAGAGTATTTCTAGACTCTAGTATTATCATAATATCTTTTGGGTTAGTAAACCCAGCTAGTTCTAACATTCTTAGTTGTTCGTTATTCATTGTCTCCATGGACCTTTCTATGGGCATCCATCGCAAGTTTCTTGAATTTTCCGTGGAAATCTAAATCCACCTTTATCCTATTTCCATACCCCAATGATTCCGGTCTAACTCTAAGCGTAGCAATTGGGATAGGTTTACCCGCACCCTTTGCCGCATATCCAATAAATGGTGGATCGTGGTCCGGAGGACCATATTGCCTAATGTTTTCTACGAATTCGTCGGGGTTGTCTGTACCAAACAGTTCCTTCATTGTAGCACGGTCGATAGAAACATCCCCCGCAATAATAATTTCTCCACCCTTAATGACCTCGGCCAGTGGAATTCTTTCCCGTATCATAGTATCTACTGCTTCGTGAAATTCTTCGTCTTTCTCATATTCACCAAAAAAACGTTTTTCATAGTCTCTATATACTTTTTCTGCATTTTTTACACACCCTTGTATTTTTTTGTTGCCCTTTCCAGCTTCCGATTTCTGGACCCCGCTGATTATTTTCCAAATTGCTTTTTGTGCGTCGGACCCTAATTTGTCCCCTTCCTCTTTTAAGAGTTGTGCTAAATTTTCTGCGGTCAATTTTTTGGGGGCAAGTAATTTTCTTGCAAGCTCAAGACCACGTTGCACCGCATCTTGATCTTTGGGTGGAATGCCATCAAAATTTCCAGTCTTTTCCATTTTTAACGCTATAGCTAAGGCGTCATCCAAAGTCCCGTTTGATGCGGCGTTGACAATATTTTTTCTCTCCGGTGGACCAACAGAAACAGCGGGGTCTAGGGCGGTCCCCCTATATTTTTCCTTATTCTTGAGATATTTCCACACCGATTGTGGACCACCATTAAACAGCTTTGCATCTAATCCTTGCTTAAGCGAAACCTCGATCAATTCATAAGCATCTTCACCATTCTCGCCTTTTATTTTCACCGTGAAGAATACGTCTGTTGAATATCCCTTGTCCGGCGGATTGCCCTCATGCATATTCCGACCAGTCATCGCTTCTACACCCTCCGGAGTATCCCAAGCAGATGCCGCAATTTCATAATTTCCGGGTCCATATTTAGCATCTAAGTGCTGCCGTAAAGCTATAGCATTCTCCGCGGCCGCCCTCGCCCACTTTATACTTAAGCAACCCTTGTCCCCATTCTCTCTAAGAAAATCCTCTATCAATTCCAATATTTCCGGAATGTCCTCCGGTTCCATGCTGGCAAAAAACTGCATCATAAGCTCCCCAGCTTGGGATGAAATCTCCCCGAGACCTGCGCGGGATGAAAAGTGTTTAATGCTTTTTGTTGTGCCATCTTTTCTGGAATTGATGAGTCTTTCCAACAACTTGACCTCCCTAAGAGGCATTCTTCCCTTTAAGGCGGAACGATCAAGAGTTATTTTGTGGCCGGTTTGACTTAGTTCGTGACCCTCATTTTGTTCTTCAAATTCTTCATCGTCGGGTTCATCTAAATCCCCGGTGTAAAATTCGCTGTCGGTGGCATTTGCGGCCGCCTCTTGATCAACACTTTTATCCTGTCCAGTTGTTTGTTCTGCGGTCAATGTTTCCCTAACCCCCGGTGGGGTTGTATCTTTATTATCTCCATTATCTTCGCCGGCCGATGCTGCCGCACGCGCCTCGTCTCCACTAACAGTTTCCCCGGAATCTTTCTTTCGAACTTGTACTCTCTTTGTCTCGCCATCCTCTTGACCAATATCAACTAACTTACCATCAACAGTTTTGGCAACAACGTTTCCGCTTTTATCTTTCCAATTCCCGTAGCCCGCGCTGGTTAGACCTCTTTTTTTTGCTTCCTTTGCCGCTTCACTTTCAGCTTCCAATATTACTCCCTCATCAACTTTAGACTTAAGTTCATAGGGGCAGGGGGTTTTAAACTCCGCCTCATAATAATCTCTCAATATATTGTATGCGGATCTTGCTTCGTGTTTAATTGTCGTCTTTAACGCATGATTCATAGCCAGTTTTTCATTCATCGGGTATTTGTGTTTTCCAGCAAATGCCGCCAATGTTGCATCCACCATTCCATCGTATCTCTTACTATACAATGTAGACATCATTCCTTCATCAAACACGATGAACTTCAAAGGAGATCCCTTGAAGTTCAAGAATTTACAAAACGAATCTGTTTTGGTTCCCAATGCCGTGTTCTGTTCCAACTCATCTATGGGTGTTCCAACCATCTTGCCAAAGTCTTCAAACCTATCTACAAATACTATTGGCATATTGCCAGTGAACTTATGATAAACCACCCTTGGATTCATATCTTTGTGCCCCTTTTATATTCCTTCATATACTCCAAAACTTTATACCCCGGACAAGCCTTCTTACCAAAGTTGCAATGACCAAACACAGCATATTTTGGCAAGTCAAACTTGTCCCTCAAGTAGTCGAGTAGATCGCCTAAGCTAATTAGTTGTCGTGTAGTTGGGCGCGTGGTTCCTTCATGACCTTCACCATCAAAATCCCCAACCAACATTATACCAATGCTTTCCATGTTTTGTCCAGCACAATGCCAAACTATATCTTCATAATCATTCACCTGATAAACCTTACCATTCTTTTCTATGGTAAAGTGATACGCTATTTTTGGTGCGCCCATCCCCAACTTAAGGTGGGAATCTTCGCTTATGTGATAATTGTGGACTGCCTGTGTTGTTCCGTTTCCCATTTCTTGATGTACGATTATTTTTTGGATCATCCTAAGAGTTCTTCGGCCCCACTTAGGTAAACCTGTATAGCGAGGGTTAAACTCCAACTCTAAACGCTCTGGTTCAAACTTCCGCGCCTTCATGATGTCCCCATTCAATTTTCTTAATAACCCATTGAGCTTTCTCATAAGCTCAACCAGAGCAAAAAAATTCATCGTTCATCTACTCACAAGTAATCAATGGTGGTCTGGCAATTATAATCATATCCGAGTCCTTCGACGCATGAACGCAGTGAAAATTTCCATGCGACAGAAATATATGATCGCCGGACTTGAGGTTTGTTCTTTCCACCTTATTCATTGTGTGATTTACTATTTCAATCTCACCGTCTATGAGATATAAAAACTCATCTGCCTCACTGTGCATATGAAACGGAGTCTTGAATCCAGCTTTGACCACAGCATGAATAAGGTCATATCCTTTTTTTAATTCACCACCTACAAAATCCATACTAACAATGGCGTTTTTGTTAGATTGTTCTATTTCATCCCGATATAGGCAGCAATCTTTTACAACGACATCAAATTCCTCAAGATCATTCATTTCTCTGAATTTATCAAGAGTGTTTAGAAAGTTCGTTGCCTTTTCATCAAACCTCTTTTTACTTGATCGAATTTTGTGAACGGCATACCCGAGACTGCCAACCATCAATACTGAAGCGGCAATGTCTAAGGCTATTGGAGTTCCAACCATATCACTTAATATCCTTTTCTAATTCAATCAATTTCTCCCTATCCTTTTTGTCCAATAGGGAAATCATGACTCCGAAAACTCTGTTGTCCATGTCTAAAATCTTGTCTAGTTTAGCGGAAGTCTCCTTTACATAATAAAACAAGGCAACACAAGCTAATGCCGAGATGCCATACTCACGAACTAATGCAAGAACCAGTTGTGTTAGATCTAGATTTATATTTGCTGGCTCCAAAGTATTTGTCTCCAAAGGTTAGTTGTCTTTGTCGTTCAAGTCTTCCACATCATCCAAAAGACTGTATTTTCTTTTCTTCGGTTCTCCCCAAACCTTTGTATCAAAACCCGCAATATTCCCCGTTGCATTAGCGGATTCCTTAGCTATATGGGCAATCTCGCTATACATTTCTTCAACAACGCTTCTTATTAGTTCTTTCATTTGTTGTTTATCCATAATACACCTCAAGTATAAATATACCAAGTTTTTTCATCGGGACAGTGAAAAACTCTAACTCCACATTTTACCAATAAACTAATTGGGGATGTGTCTCTATAGTTCTCCAAACAATATACGGTCTTTATTCCCGCGTTTATTATCATCCTTGCACATATCATACATGGGGATAGAGTTAGATACATTATCTTTTCGCATGGGTCTGTCGTATCCAATTTTACTATACAATTCATTTCTGCATGGACACACGAACAAGTGTATCCATGCTCCGTCTTCTCCCCATTCACAGAATTGCCAAGATACTCACACTGATGTTGCTCTCCCATAGCAACACCATTATATCCCCACGCCAATACTCTTGTGTGTTGTTCGTCTGTGATGACACATCCCACCTGCCGATTGGGATTCGAACATGTGGATCTTTTAGCTATACTCTTTGCGAGATCCATACATATTTTATTCCACGTTGGTCTATTCATCTATACCCACCCGCACTATCATCGTTTCGATTCTGTCTGTCTTTTGGTTCCACGCCTTTAATAAATGCTCCCTATAATATGTGGCATCCTTTGTATCCCAAACGCTTCGCGACCCACTTAAATACCACAACTTTTTTTCAATGGACACACACAATTCATCCTCGCGGATCTGGAAATCATTGTTCCAATTTTTCGGGGTATATAGATTATCTTTCTTGATGACGGAACTCATTAGTTCCCCCTCCCTCGCAAAAATCATAGATGTGGTGGTACTCTACTCTGTCCTTTTTCATCTTTGGTTTCTCTCCATATTTGCGCTTACGTTTAGAATACTTGTATTCGCATAACGGACACTTATATATGACCTTCGCATACCAAAACTCAACTCTCTTTTTCATATGCTATAATCTCCTTACTCCATCGCTCATTATATTCGGCAAGAAATTCCAGTCTTGCATTGTCAAGAAACCGGCTGTCCCCAATAACCTCATTTGTGTGTCTTTTTATGTACTCAACAAATGGCAAACTTATCAATCTTCTGGTAATCTCTTGATCGCAATACCAAAAGTGTCCCTTTGCTCCATCCTGATCTACCCAAGCATAATCACAAAGTATTGGACCAAAGTCGCTATTGAATTCTGCCTCAAGTGTGAATACTTCCTGTGTTGGTGGAATAGACAATGTTGTGTCGCTCACACCCCATAACGATAATACCACTATTCATCACCCCCTTTAACGTCAACCAAAATTCCAGAAGCACCAAGAATTAAAATTCCAAATTCAATTGCCAACCAACCAGCAAATCCAACCCAAGATGAATTTATCAGCATACAAACTAATAAGATGTATGTGTGTGCTAAAAGATGTCCAAATATTTCTTTCTTCATTTACTACTACCTCGTTTTGTATTCCTTGATAATCTTTGAAAGATAAGGAATGTGTTCAAACTCCATCAACTGATCTACAACTTGCTTCTGGAAATATGTATCGTAGTCTAGCTCAAACAAATCCTTCCGCTCATCAATGAAGTGTAGATGTTCATCCAGCAAACAGATTGCTTTGTTCCTGTCAGCTTTCTTTTTGTCTCCCTCACAATGGGACACAATATAAAATAGATATGGCATATCCCTATGATCAATGCTTGTCCCCAAGATCTCATTTGCAAACCTTGCTCCCTTTACGTGCTGTGGTTGAGTCTTTTGGTATAGCTCAAATCTCTTGGAAAACTTTTTCGTGATTGCCAGTTGTTCATATGGAATGCTTTCAATTTCTTTCCTCAAGTCAAGAATGTGATTGAGAGTTAGTTTGTTCCTAACGACCATTTCCGTGATCTCATTCAGTTTGACTTTCAAGAATGGTGGAGCATCCTTGCGAATGATATTTAGCCCCTTGATATACTTCTTTCCTGTGTTGCGCTCAATGCCATAGTATCGCTTCTTACTATCGCCAAAATAAATACGCTCCAAATCCTTTTCGTATTCCAATTCCATCATCTGGTATTCTGGAACACAACCATTGTTATATTGTGGGATAAAAACATCATTCAACTGAATAGCAAACCATTTCTCCCATTTCTTGTGGTGATCCTTCCACCCCGAAGATTGCTCAAAAAATACGCTGTCCGTATCCCCGTAAATCGTTGTCTGACCATAACTTACAAGACCCTCAATGGCAAAGTCCAACGCTCTACGGGCAAAGAATGTAATGGCGTCTGCCACTTCTGGTTTATACAACCTGAAATAGTTAAACCCAAACGCCCCATAAGCAGAGTTCAACACAATCTTCAACGTTAGTTGGTGATGATCTAAAGCATTGAGCAAAATTGGATCGTCTGTGTTCTTCATTTCTGCCTTAATTCGTCTACGCTCCGCATACATCTTTTTCAGGATGCGAGGAAGTAGACCAACCCTTTCTTCCTGAGCATAAAACAAGTACCTCCCACCAAACAACTCATCACTGAAACCAGTATCTACATACTTTAGTCCACGCTCATCTAACTTGGCAACAACATCATTGATGTCAATTCCCCGATCATTGCACATCTTGTCCGAACAGATAAATGTCTCGGGGGAAAGATTGAAGCTCATGATGGAAGTGGGGTATAGGGATGCGTAATCCACAACACCAACATTCTCGTAAAGACCAGCCTTTGGGTCAAGAACAGTGGCACCCATGTACTTTTGCTTTTCTGCTGTTCTGCGAGTTGGGAATACCATATTTCCATGGCACTCACTCAAGATGAACTTATCTACAACGGAACTTTTGAAACTAACATCGTTGAGATTGGTAATGTTTGTCATCTTCTGGATTGTGCAATACAAGGAAAATATTCCAAGATCATCATCAATCCTTTTCAAGATTTCCACATCACGAATGGAGTATTCAAGGAATTTCTTATAGTCGGTTTTCCAGTACTTCCAGCCCCCCGCCTCTGTCTTTCCATAATCTTCACCTATGATTTCTTTGGCGGCAGTATCAAGCTTGTTGTTGGATAGATTGTACCCAACTTCGTGAACCGCCTCAAGCATATCAACATGGTCAAGTCCAGTGATGTATGTTTTCCACTCTCCGTTTTTGTTGTAGTGCATGACATTATTTACTGGCGACATTTGCTTGATGTCAATGTTCATTCTAACACAACGATTAACAATGTAGGGGAGATCAAATCCAGCAGACCACCATCCGGTTATAATATCAACTTTGTAATCCTTCAAGAATAGGAAGAACGAGTTTATGACATCTTCCTCATCGCGACAAAATACAAAGACACGATTTCCGCTCTCCATCAATTGGGGAGCCATCAAATTCTCTGTCTCGGTTTCGTGCCATGTGAAGATGACATACTTGTCAAGCTTACTAGAGTATCCCTGAATAGATGTTATTGGAGCGTGTGGGTTGTTGGCATCGGCAAACCCAAGGGTTTCTGTTTCGTCGCTCCAAGTTTCAATGTCAAAGTAAAAGATATGTCTGTCATTTACGTCTGCCCAAGTATCCTTTGTCTCCATGAGATACTTGAACTCTGGCTTAACGTCGGCCTCAAATGTCCATTGAGGGTAAGCTTCCTCAATGGACTTTCTTTCCTTGATACTTGTGTATTCAACCTTCAAGGTTTCATCTCCATAAATGGAAGTGTAGATGTTAGTGTCATTATACACCACTCTATCAAATGGAGAGAGTAGTCCAATCTGATCCGCCTTGAAATAAAAGTAATCTCTAAAATCACTCTGGTTGTGGATTGGATCTCCTGCGTCGTTTACTCCAAACCTGTGAATGATCCAATCGCCATAGCTAAACTCTGAACAAATTCTGGTTAGTTTCATCCAATCATCCTATCCATTCTGGCGTGTGTCAAGCTTTCGCTTTAGTCCTGTGCTACCAAACTTGCCTTCGCCACGCTCAGTCTCACCAAGATCTTCAACCTCAATTGGCTGTCCTGTCCAACATGGAACAATAACAAGTTGAGCTATAGCCTCTCCAGCTTTAATTTCAACATCACCTCGTCCGTTATTGAATAGGTGAATAAGAACTTCGCCCCTATAGCTACTATCGATGACACACGCACCTATAGTGAGTTTATTCTTGGTTGCTCTACCAGACTTTTCTTTAACTATAGCAACCCACCCATCGGGTAGAGACATAGCAAATCCAGTCTTGATAACTGCATCCGTATAGTATGGGATATGAACATCTTCAAGGGAATATACATCAAGTCCGGCATCGGTGTTATGTGCGCGGGATGGTAAAACTGCATCTACGTCAAGACGCTTGATCTTCATCATAAAAGAACCTCCATTGTGTATTGTTAGATTGTATCAGTGTAGGTATAGATTATACCATAATAATACCTTGATTGTCAAGAGAAAAGGGAAGAACAATGTCCCTCCCTATAAGCTCAAAACTTTCAATATTACATCCACAATTACAATCAATGTGTTTATGGTTCATTTCGTCGTAGGTTGGTATGGTGTAGCCTTTGCCACACATTGGGCATGTAAATATCATTTGGTTTTCCTTTCGATTGCTACTCTCTGGTAAGCATTAATCGACGTTCTTCATTGTGATTTTACCATTTTGATTTATCTATGGCTTCATTAATTGCCTCATTGATGGCAGCATTGCTCTTGCGCCGTCGCCACGCCATTCTGTCCCGAACAAGCTTTTTGTTCCTATCCATAGCAATAACATTTATTTCGGGGGTTCCATCTTCCTCACTTAATTCGTTAGATACATGAACCCCTATGAAGTTTCCGGGAAAATTTTCGTCCTCATACATAACATACGATCCCTCTATTACTCCCATGTCATTTACATATGGCCCATCAAACTCCGTGTGTATTTTGAATCCACCCTCTTTGTTTCTTGGGTCTGTGTATTGGACTTGGACTAATTTCTGTAGAGTTGGAAATCGTGTGTATCCTTCATTCAAATACATAGATCCCTTTGTTGAAATTTCACTAATCTGCCCCTGAATTTTCTCATTTTTGATCCTATGCATTCGTCCATCCTTATCTACCACAAAGTCTACGGAGATTTTCTTTTTGTGGAACATTGATATTGCATCCTCTGCATTCTTTGCATACTTAGGATCTACTTTCTTAACGGTTAAGTCTACTGGTGGTCCCCATTTCTTTGCAATCTTTTGTGCTTCGCTTTCACTGTTTGCATATACCATAAAGTTGTCATTGGGGGTTCCTTCATCGCTGCGGTCCCACCACACATCTACTATATACCACATTGTAATTATTCTCCTTTATATTCTTCATAATCTTCAGCGTCCGCTGCGGCCGGGGAAAGTTCGTTCAAAATTTCGTCACCATACATAAATACTACTGGACTTATTATGCTTTTACGCAAATATTTCCTATACCCCTTTTTTATGGCAAAGGGAGCGGTTTTTTTTATGATCGCATAAAATCTTTTGGCGTTTGCAGAATCCACCGCATCGCCACCCTCCCCACTAACTAATCCGGGGTATTTACTTATTATTATATTCAACTTTCTAATGTAATAATCTGACAGATAGTTGGTGTTCAATCCCTCAATATATTTTTGCTTGTCGTCATAGAAAACAAGCAACCTTGGTTTTGGGTCATTCTTCCAACCCCCAACTTCACCAATATTTTGCTTTGTTCCATAGGAGAACTCCAATAGAATTCCAATTCTAAATCTCATACCCTTACGCATAGTTACCAGAACACTTGACATATTTTTTGGAGGTTGTCTCCTATAACGAACGGGGGGACGGCCTCTCTTGCCGCCTCCCCGTATCTTGATAATCTTTGTTGATTTCTTTTTATTGGGCACCTACCTACCCACCCTTCTGTGAAGCTTCAAACTGTTGAATAAGCATTTTTCTATATTCCTCAAACAACCGTTCCTTCCTTGCAGCTATAGCATTGTTTCGTTCATTTACACTCTGCTTTTTCGCCTCCATCTTTCTCTTGTTGTTTCTGTTTCTCTTTTCTGTCTTGCGCTGCTTTATCGCCCGCGCCTTTCTGTTGGGTTTCTTCATACCAATAACCTTTCGTTAGACAATTTCACAGGAACCAGACCCGCCACAAGCAACTTCACCCCTTAGGTCTGTATTATCTTCATCTTCAACCACCATCGTTAGATCTATCTCACCCAAAGACTTCATGAGTGTTTCATATTCGTCTTTGGTGCAATCTTCGAACGGTGCCTGCTTGTAAGTATGATCGCTATGTGGCAACACACTAAGACCATTATACACACTCCTGTTTTCCCACATCCAATCCCCAACATCTTCCCACTCATCGGGTTTGATGGTGATAGTCGCGGAGATATTATGCGTATTCATTCCCTTAGTGTGTCCGGGCTTTATCCACTTTTCATTCACCACCTTGATACGATCAAGTAATTCCATGGCACTTTCGTTTCTCGTTATTGCTCCACTTGGGGATTTCTGCGGAACGGAAATTACTGCTGTATCGTGTGGACTGAAAAATTCATCCTCAACCAACTCTGGATGATTCTCATATAGATATGTATAAATACTCTCGTTCTTTCCCACTCTAATTCGTCTAATGTAATAATCGTTATGCCAAGCATGTATTCCACTGGATGTACCAAGAGTTAGTGATGTTGTCCCCGCTGGCTTTACGCAAGTTATTCTAGCAGCAGAATTGATTCCTATCTTTTCTGCCACGTCCTTATTTACACTCTTTGCCAACTTCACCGATTCCTCAATATCATAATCGAAAACCCTCTTTGATGCTATGCCTGTCATTGACACACCAAGCAACGCATCCCTCTCTGTTGTTCTCTGCCAAATTGGTCGTAGATAATGGAAGTCGGTATATCCAGCTTGTAGGGTTGCTATAAATGTGGCGGCCTTAACTCGTTCATTCAAATCCTCTTGGCTTTCTATATTGGAAACGTTGACCTCTGTCAAATTGCAAAATTGGTTTGGGCGAAGTGCTATTTCGCAACACGGATTGACCCCCCAATCCTTATCGTTGGTGAAGAATATTCCGGGTTCTCCTGATCCGCTTTCTTTGATGCGCTCCCAAAGTCCATTGAAAAATTCACGATCAATCTTGCTACGCACCAAGACGGCAGAATTGTTTGCTCTACCCCTCTGTGGGTTCAACTCCCACCAATGACCAACCTTTGATGCAATCATTTCATCATCATCTGCTGAGAACAAAGAAATCAATGCCGCTCTACGAATACCCCCCGCGAGTACTGCGTCTGCTATGTGGCAAACAATATCGTGAACTTCTATCGGAGTAAGCTGATCTCCGTCGTTTTTTTCGTCAAGGATTCCGCGAACCTTGATGATGCACTCCTTTAGTGGTTGGGGTCCGGGAGCCTTCCCACCAGAAGTTATAAGTCTCGCACCCTTTGGTCTAATGTCATCGAAGTCAAATACTATATTTGATCCACCATAGAAGTATGACTTTATGAGAACCTTGATTGAGTCTGCCCACCCCTCAATACTATCTCCAATGAGGAACCTTCTATTTCTATTCTTGTTGGGCTTTCTAATCTCTGGAAGCTTTTCAACGTGATGCTTCTGTACGGAATATCCAATACCAGTTCCACCCAACAACAGGAACATTATTTCGTGGAATGCTCTCCAATCGTCCATTGGAACATACCCACAATTGTAAATTCTGTTGGGACTTATATCAATCGGCTTTCCCGCAAACTGCATCGACCTCATTGATGGTAGAACCTTCTTATCCAAGACAAGCTTGTAAGCATCTTCAATCTCGCCCCTCAAGTTAGGATACTTCTTAAGGTGCATCCTTTTGTTTCTATCTACTATTTCCTCCCAAGTCTCTCTGCGGTTCAACTGTGGTATGTATTTAGCATACTTCATATGAACGGTTATGTCCGATAATATCTTGTTTGAAATTTCCATATGGTCATTCTCCTATGAGGTCTATTATATTTTGAAGGTTTGAATTTGCCGTTCGTGGAGAGGTTGTTCCACGCAAAACATTTCTTACTGCTTCATTCATATTGTTTTGTGCTTCCTCGACCTGATAATGTTCTGCGTCGTATCCTTCCTCATCTATGGTAAAATCCATTGTTGATGTGTCAAATCTACCGACAAACGGAATCTTATCCCTCCCCAATCTACTCTTTGCTATGTAATAACACGCCATATTGTTGTCGATCAGATTTTGATCTCTACCAATGGCAATAACCAAATCGGCAACAAACGCTTTTGATGCGGCTTCACTTATCGTACCCAACTTGACAACGGCAGTATCCCAACCTTCCCTGTTTGTTTGTGATGCTGACCATACGGGAACACCTTCTTCCCTTGCCCATCCTCTCAACTGTTCGACTGTGGACTCTAGCTCATATCGCTTTTCTTTATATGACGACGTTGGTCTAATCAAGTCAGCATAATCAACAATGATAACATCCGGTTTCAACCCCTTTGCCTTCAACTGCAAAAGGTGGTTCTTCATCGTTGGTAATGTTACTCCCTTTGTTGGATACTCTTTGATAATAATTTCAGGATTTCCATCTATGTTTTCCTTGGCTTTGTTAATCGCATCAATAACCTGTTTTCTATATGCCCCCTTTGTGTCGGACAAAAGGTTACTCAATGGGATGCCAGTAAATTTGGAATCCAATCGCAGACCAAATGAAACTTCCCCCAACTCAAAGGAGTATATAACCGAGGTTTTCCCTTGCATAAAAGCAGCATAGGCGATTTGTGCAAGCAGGAAAGACTTTCCTGCCCCGGTTCCCCCGAGAAATAGACCAAGCTCTCCTGCTGACAATCCGCCCGCAATGTGTTCGGTGTCCAACAGGGGAAAGCCAGTAGCTACTGGATATCTTTTCTCCGTTGTTCTCCCCAACACACTCTCCACATATGTATGACCAATATCTTTAGCTTGTCCAGCGGTAATGGCCCGCTGGACAACGCTATATATTTTGTCGTATTCTTCCCGATTCAATAAATCTACAGATTGAAGAATGGCGTTTCTCATAGCTTGCTGCTTACAGAACTTTACCGTCTCTTCAATGACGAATGTTTTGTCGGAGACATCCGCTATACTTCTAATAGCCTCAATGAGGGTTAGTAAATACTCCCGCTCTATCTCATCTTCCTTTTTTGTCTTTACTAAAGTCTCAAGGTTTTCAAAGGACGGAATAGTATTATACTTTTCATTCCAATCTCTTATGATGTCTGCAAGCTCAACATAACTTTCGTTACTGAAAAAATCTGGATCAAGAATTTCCATCACCTGAAGTGCAAACATCTTATCCATAATGATGTGATATAATATCTTGGTTTGGAATGCCTCACCAAACTTCTCAAATGAAGTCAATAGCAATTACCCCCTGTGGTTATCATTAAAATCTTGTGGTTAATCTTGCATATAGTGGAGAGAGGTCTTCGTTTGAATTCCACTCAAAAGATACATTTGTATTTGGTGCTACATCAACATAGAACCCGTATACCCAAGCATCGGGTGTGTAGGTATAATTATCTACGCCAAGAATATTGTTCGCCTCTGTGTTGTAATATCCACAGATAATTCCAACAATGTTGAAAACTCCCGGCGAGACAACACTACGAGACCAAAATCCACCCGTGTCGGGATAATACTCCGTAAGAAGCGATACATTGAATACCAATGATGAATAAAGGAACTTGTTGTTGATTGCCCACTCACCATAATCAGATGTCATTAAGTCATTTTCAGTGTATGAAACCGAAGTAACAAATCCATCGTCAAGCAAATTCAATGTTCCCCTCAATGTGAAATCATTGCTCCCATTGATGAACCCCTCTGCGTTGAGTATATCATAGTTGGTTCCAAAACTCAAGCCATAATCATAAAATGTTTGTCTCGGCGCACTCATAAAAACGCTGTTCGCAGTTCGCTCAAGATAATCAAACCCGAATGGATTTACAATCTTACCCAACCTACCATTCATCCCGAACATTTCGAACTTATATGCAAGCTCATCCGCGATGAT